GCAGACTCGACGTGGTCTTCTGCAACAATTACTGCCAGTGCGGCAATCATTTACAACACGACTACTGACGGCGGCACAGGCACAGATGATGCTGTTGCAACTCTCGATTTCGGTGGAGACAAGACCTCAACTAACGGGGACTTTGTTGTGCAGTTCCCAACTGCTGACTCCTCTACTGCTGTTATCCGAATCTCTTAACAGGATTTAAAACGTGGCGTCGAGCACAGCTTCAGGAGCAGTATACGGTGTCGGAATATACGGCACTGATTCCTATGGTGTTGCAAGTATTAGCATCACTGTTGACGGTGTGCAGGCGTCCGGAACAGCACAAGCCCACATCAACATTGTAACCGCAGACGCTACACACACAGTAACGTCTATACAGGGTGTCACAGCGACTGGTGGTATTGGCGATGTAACAGCGGCTTCTGTTGTTGTTCCAACCGGGGTTTCCGCGACTGGTGCTATCGGCACGTTGACTGCTCGATCAGTAAACCTGATCCCCACGCCAACAATTGACGTTTTAAGTGAAGCCGGAAATGTAGTTGTTGTTGCTGATGCTAATTTTGGAATGACTGGTGTTTCTGCAACAGGGTCGGCGGGGGATAGCTTTAGCTTCCAGTCAATTTACAGTGTAACTGGTGTATCAGCAACAGGAACAGTCGATAGTAATTCTGTTGCGGCAAACAACGCACGACCTACATTCACGGGCGTTAGTGCTACAGGCGCTGTAACTCACGGGGACGTGACAACAACGACAGTTTTATTCAACGTAATCAACAAAGACCACGAGCGGACAGCTTCCGTAGAACCTGATAAACCACGCATTGTATACGTAAGGGCGGCATAAATGGCACTTAAATGGCCTAATAAAGACCCCGACGAGCAGTTAGACTACAGTGTCGACTGGTCTCGTTACTTAGGATCAAACACAATTTCTTCCGTTGTGTGGAAAATTGATGACGCAGATAACGTGAAACAAACGTGGTCTGCTCTCAGTATTGTCGATGGAATTCAACACGTGTCAAACTCCAATAGCGATACGGTAGCTACAATTCAAGTTGGGCTTGGTACAGCAAACAAAACATACGATATCTACTGCCAGATTACGACTTCAACCGGAGTAGTTACTGAGCGGAAGATACGCCTCAAAATACGGGAGAGTGATTAACAATGGCGTATAATTTCTTATCTCTCGTAAATGACGTCGCGCTACGTATTAATGAGACACAGCTAACCTCAAGCAACTTTTCTACTGCGACAGGTTTTTACCCACAGCTTAAAGAGTCGATCAACTCGTCTCTACGTCACATCAACCAAGCGCACTTCTTTTGGCCGTACAACCACAACACAGAAGAAACAACTTTAGCGGCGGGCACTTCGCGTTACGCATTGCCTGACAACGCAAAATACGTAGACTTTGGTTCGTTCCGTGTCAAACGAAATACGACCCTCAACGTAGGGCAAGGCAGGCGACTCGATCAACTCACGTATTCCGAGTATCTTTCGAACTACATCGATCAGGAGTACGAGACAGATAGCACAAGGGGCGGCGTACCACGTAACGTTGTTCGTACACCCGACAACGAATTTATCATTGTGCCGATGCCTGACAAAGCGTACGAGATTCAGTACGAGTATTACATGGAGCCGGTCGATCTTGAGCTTTACTCTGATATACCGACAGTACCGGAGCAGTTTCGACACGTCATTGTTGACGGTGCGATGTACTACGCCTACATGTTCCGTGACAACATCGAGATGGCAAACCTCTCGCAAAGCAAGTTTGAGAACGGTATCAAGCAGATGCGTACCCTTCTCGTAAACGAAAACGCTTACTTCAGGGCTTTCTAAGATGCCGGATAGGTGGCAAACATTCCCCGTCCAGTTTACTGGCGGCTTGATGACAAATATGACGCCCCTTCAACAAGGGTCTCAGTTTCCGGGGTCAGCAACAGTTTTACGTAACTTTGAGCCATCCGTAGAGGGTGGCTATCGTCGTATTGAGGGTTTCACCAAATGGGATGACGCCCAAGTCACAGGGTCAGCCGCTCTCGTACGGGGGGTTGTTCTCTACGGTGGCATCGCATACGCGGCAGTTGGTGACGGCCTGTATAGCTCAAGTGGTAGTGGTTGGACTGAGATCACAGACAATGCAACCTATTCATCGTCTGGAATTAACCTTAGTGGTAGCGGAAGAGTACGCTTTGCGAAGCACCACTTCGGCAATACTGAAGTTTTAATTATTACAGACAGCGACGATAAGCCCTACAAGTTTGACGGGACGACGTTCTCTCAAATTACGACAGCATCTTCAGATGCCGATGGGGCAGAGCACGTTGTTGAGCACAAAGACCACCTGTTTTTTGCGAACTCAACAACTGTTATTTTTACCGCCCCTTTTGACGATGAGGACTTTACACCAGCATCTGGCGCGGGTACAATAGAGTTTAATAGTTCGGTTACCGCGTTAGTACCGTTCCGTGAAAACTTAATTGTTTTTACCGAAAAATCGATCCACCTCATCGCAGGTAATTCGATTGCTGACTTTCAAATACAGCCTATTACAAAAGACTTAGGTTGTATTGCGGCAGACACGGTTCAAGAAATCGGCGGTGACCTCATATTTTTAGGCCCTGACGGGATTCGCCTACTAAGCGCGACTGAGCGTAATAACGACTTCGGCTTAGGGGTGGTGTCGAAAGTAATCCAGCCAGAAGCTGTTGAGTTTGTATCGAGCTCGAATCTATACTCGAGTGTTGTTATACGAGAAAAGTCCCAATATCGTCTACTCGGGTACAACTCAAGTTTCACCAATAACTCTGCGCGAGGTATTTTAGGTACGCAGTACGCCCAGCAAGGCGGGGAAGGAATGGCGTGGGCTGAGACTCGGGGCATCAACGCTTACGTTGCTTACGGCGAATACCGCTCGTCAAACGAGGTGATTATATTTGCGAATGCCGACGGATATGTTTACCGGATGGAATCTGGGAATAGCTTTGACGGAGCGAACATAACCGCGACATTTAAAACTCCGTATTTGCCTATCACAGACCCGACGACACGCAAGAGCCTATACAAAGCAAAGTTGTTTGTAGACCCTCAAGGTAGCTTTGATTGCGATGTTGACTTTGATTTTGATTTTAATGAAACCGGAACTGTACAACCAGATACCATCGTAATTAGCAACACTTCAACGACGGCTTCTATCTACGGTACAGCGACGTACGGAAGTGGGTCGTTCGGGGGCGGAAATCTGCGGTACGTTTTTGACGAACAATTAACAGGATCTGGATTTGTCGTTGGAATAAACTTTTCAAGCGATTCGACTGACCCTCCTTTCTCACTCGACTCGATAGTAATTCAATACGGTCAATACGGCCGGAGGTAAAATAATAATGGGAACTGGATACACTCGTAACGATACCGCAAACAACATTGCGGATGGAAACGTAATCAATGCATCGGACCTTGACGGAGAGTTTGACGCTCTTCAGGCGGCATTTAGTGAATCTACGGGTCACTCCCACGACGGTACAGTGGGAGAAGGACCAAAGATTGATACATCGGGTCTAGCTGATGATGCTGTTACTGCCGCAATTCTTGATGATGGCGGGGACTTTACGGTCAACAGCCTGACGACAACCGCCGGGGTTACGGTCAATGGTAACACTACGCTAGGTAATGCAGATACCGATACAGTAACAGTCACTGCGGACATTGCCTCAGGACTTATTCCATCTGCTGATGCGACCTACGACTTGGGGGCAACGGGCTCTGAGTGGAACGACCTGTACATCACAGGCACAGCCAACATCGACGCCCTTGTTGCAGACACGGCTGACATCGACGCCGGTTCAATCGATGGCGTCACAATCGGTACAAACTCTGCGGTCACAGACCTTCGGGTTGACAACCTCCAAGTTGATGGAAACACAATCTCGTCAACCGACACTGCCGGTAACATTGTACTCGCACCAGATACTACTGGGGATGTACAACTCGATGCTGACACAATTCGTGTTGGAGACGCTAATGCTGATGTTACAATAACAACCAACGGCACAGGCGATCTTCTCATCAACACCAACGGTGGCACTGACTCTGGTGTTATCCGTATCTATGACGCGGCCGACGGCAACATCGCTATCACGCCGAACGGTACAGGTGAAGTCGACATCTCAAAGGTTGACATTGATGGGGGTGCCATCGACGGTACAATTATTGGTGCCAACAGTGCGGCGGCCGCTACAGTCACAGACCTCACAGCGAGTGGTACGGTAACGCTAGGTGCTACAGCCCTCACGGCAGACGGAGCGGACATTAACCGCACAGATGTCACAACAGAGGGTACTGTCGAAGCATCGAAGGTAGTTACGGCGGACTCGTCCGGGGAAGTTACTGTCCCTGATGACAAGAAAATTTACTTTGGCACCGACACTGATGCTAGCATTATGTACGACGAGACAACCGACGACCGCCTAGAGATTGGTGGTGCTCCAGTTTTTGTCGAAAAGAATGCTCACGGCACAGTGACACCGGAGAATGATGGCACGTTTGACCTGTCTACTGGTAACTTCTTTACGTGTACTACTGCTGGGGCAATTGACCTCGATTTTAATTACAACACCGCTGACTTGTCTTCTACGACCCTTGCAAAGGGTATGTCTGGAATGATCTATCTCAGCAATGCATCAAACCACACGGTGACTGCGGCGGCGGATATCCACATCTCAGCGGCAGACCTGACAGCGATCAGTGCGACAGGCGCGTACATCATCAGCTACTACTGCCCAGACGGTACAAACGTCTACCTATCAGCATCATCGGCTCTGACAGAAGGCTCATAACATGGCGTTGTTACCAAATGGGTTAGCGAAAACAGGTGTAGTCCCGTATCAGATCTACCCCACAACCATTGACCAGTCGGCCCGAATCAGTAAGGCAGATAGTGCGTCTATTCAAATGCCTTACACAGCCAAAGGTACTGCAACTAATCTTTTGAAGTTCACTTTTAGTGGATGGGTAAAGCGTGGCGCAGTCGATGACAGTACGTTCCATCCAATCATATCAGCAGGAACAACGGCAACTAACGATTCAATTGTTTTTACCAACGTAGATCGTCTTGAGTACGTTCTTAGAACAGGTGGAAGTATTCGGTCTAGCCACTTCACTAATGCTGTTTTTCGTGACCCCAGTGCTTGGTATCACGTTGTTGTAGTTTACGATGCGGCTAATGCAGTTGCGGCTGACCGTTGCAAAATTTATGTCAACGGGGTTCAACAAGAAATTGTAGTTAATGAGACTATTGAAACTGACAGAAACACCAGATTTACAAATAGCGTATCAACAGATAATGTCTTTATGGGCTATGGGTACAGGGCAGGAACAGCGTATTACAGTGACATGTATCGTGCTGAGTTCCACATGATTGATGGGCAAACGCTAGACCCAACAGATTTTGCCGAAGAACGATCAGGTATCTGGGTTCCTAAGACTTACGAAGGGACTTACGGCAACAACGGTTTCCATATTGATTTCAGCGATGTGACACTTAGTGGTAGCAACATCACAAGCGTCAATGACTCAGGCCCGAATGGATTGGATTTCAGCACTGTCACAAATGTTGAAGTATCAGACATCGTCCCTGACTCATGTACGAATAACTTTGCGGTGATGAATCCGCTTCACGCGAACGCCAGTGGGACTGCTTCAGAAGGAAATTTAAGGTATGCGGCTCCCGCATCTAATTGGTATCCGATTCTTTCATCATTTGCTGTTTCAAGTGGCAAATGGTACGCAGAATTTTATTGGGATAGAAACTCAGGGTTGTACTCTTTCGTCGGTATAGCAACTCAGAAGTTCAAGGCAAGCTCTACAACTTTCTTGGGCGAAAGTTCCGCAAGCTCTGGTGACCCAGACGCGCTTGGCTATCACAGTAACACGGGAAATCTTTATAAAGATGGTTCTGCGCCTTCTTATGGTGATGCTTGGGCTACTGGCGGAGCAATTATCGGCATCGCATTAGATATGGACAATGGTGCTGTTTGGTTTAGCAAAGATGGCGCATGGCAAAATAGTGCTACCTTGTCTGAGATTGAGGCAGGAACTACTACTAATGCGGCAGAAACAGGATTAGATGACACCTATTATATCGGCTTTAGTCCTTTCGGTAATACTGGAGCAATGATCGCCAATTTCGGCCAAGACTCCACATTCGCAGGTAACTTATCAGCAGGAAGCAACTCAGACGCTAACGGCATCGGAGAATTTCAATACACTGTTCCATCGGGCTTCTTAGCTCTTTGCACTAGCAACCTACCTAACCCTGTCATTGACCCTGCACAGGAAGCCACAGCAGACCAAAACTTCAACGTGTATACCTACGTTGGCAACGGTGCATCTCAGTTGATTGGCGATGTGGTGCGAGAGATTCCTGATACCGTAACTATTGACCAGAGTCTCCGGTTTGACCACGCAGGAAGCACATACCTGACCTTTGATCCTGCATCAGACGGTGATTTGACAGAATGGACATTCTCTACTTGGTTCAAGCGCACAGGGGCTGATGCTCGGATGATCTTTGGGCAGGGGACAAACGGCTCAAACAATCGGGACATTATCTACCTAGAGGCAACTGGCGAACTTCAGGTTGCGTCTTACGGTGGGAGCTACGTATTCCAGTTTGTGACAGACCGCATCTTTAATGACTCAGCGGCTTGGTATCAC